TCCTGCTGAGGATTTGATTGTTCCGTACACGGCTACCTCATTGGACGAAGCGGAATCAATCATCCACTCTTTAAAAATTTCTGAAAACGATTTAAGAAAACAACAAGTGAATGGTTTCTATTCTGATGTAGAATTAGGACCCCCAGGTGTTGATAACAATGATGAGTTAACCAAGAAGGAAAGAGAAATTTCAGGAACTAAAAAAACAGGAAGACAAGAATCTGTTTACAATGTTTTAGAGTGCCATGTTAATTTAGACTTAGAAGGTTTTGAAGATATGGATCCTGAAACAGGTGAGCCGACAGGAATCAAGCTACCTTACATTGTAACAGTTGAAGAAGCATCAAGACAAATCTTATCTATCAAGAGAAATTATGCCCCTGATGATGTTAAGAAAAATAAAATACAATACTTTGTACAATTTAAATTTTTACCAGGTTTAGGATTTTATGGGTTTGGTCTAATCCACATGATAGGTGGACTGTCAAGAACAGCGACCTCGGCTTTAAGACAGTTATTGGATGCGGGAACGTTGTCTAATCTGCCAGCTGGATTCAAACAACGTGGAGTAAGAGTTAGAGATGAAGCGTCACCTATTCAACCAGGTGAATTTAAAGATGTTGATGCACCAGGCGGAAGTCTGCGTGATGCATTCTTTCCACTACCTTACAAGGAACCTTCTCAGACATTATTACAATTAATGGGAATCGTTGTTGGCGCTGGTCAAAGATTCGCGGCTATTGCTGATATGCAAGTGGGAGATGGAAATCAAGGCGCAGCTGTTGGAACAACTATAGCATTATTGGAACGTGGATCACGGGTCATGAGTGCTATCCATAAAAGATTATATGCTGCAATGAAAAAAGAATTTAGATTATTAGGAACTATTGTTGCTCAATACTTACCCCCTGAATATCCATATGACGTGGTCGGTGGTGCTAGAACAATTAAACAATTAGATTTTGATAACAGGGTAGATATTATTCCTGTAGCTGATCCTAATATTTTTTCTCAAGCACAAAGAATTACATTAGCACAAACAGAATTACAACTTGCTCAATCAAATCCACAGATACATAATTTGTACAACGCTTATAGAAAAATGTATGAAGCAATAGGAGTTAAAGATATTAATAAAATATTACCTCCCCCTGCTCCAATTCAACCCGTTGATCCAAGTGTCGAGCATATTAATTCATTAAATGCAAAACCTTTTCAAGCTTTTCCTGGCCAAGATCACAGAGCACACATCACAGCACACTTGAATTTCATGTCAACGAACATGGTTAGAAATAATCCTGTAGTTATGGCTTCAATTCAAAAAAACATTTTAGAACACATATCAATCATGGCCCAAGAACAAGTACAAATTGAGTTTAGAGAGCAAATGATGCAGATGCAAATGTTACAACAGCAAGCACCAACGAATCCACAAGCAGCACAATTGCTACAACAGATAACGCAGACGATTGAAGCTAGAAAAGCTGTGTTGATTGCAGAGATGACAGAAGATTTTATGAAGGAAGAGAACAAAATTACGTCACAATTTGATTCAGATCCTTTACTAAAACTAAAATCTAGAGAAGTTGACCTACGAGCCATGGAAAATGAACGTAAAAAACAAAATGATGAGGCTCAACAAGAACTTGCAAGAGCAAGATTGCTACAATCAAGAGATAATTTTGAAGATAAGCTAGAACAAAACGAAGATTTAGCTAAATTAAGAGCTGGAGTTAGCCTTGCAAAATCTGGCGTGCAACAAATGTCTGTTATTGACGAAAATTAATGGTATATTAGTTTAACAAAAGGTAAATATTATGATGAACTATAAAAAAACAAAACAGGTGGCAGTTCCAAGTCAGAATGTTGAAATAGATCCTAGATCTAAAACTACAGCTGATGGTACTTACAACTATATTCCTACTGGAGACAAGGAAAAAGTTAGAGGAACTAAAAGAATGCTATCTAATAAAAAGAAAACTGCTACTTGGTACTAAATTATGTGGTTATCGGCAATTAAATTAGCCATTTCTGCTGGAAGTAAAATTTATGCTAACAAGCAGAAGACTAAAATAGCTATGTCAGATGCACAGCTTATGCACGCATCCAGAATGGCTGAAGGCAAGGAAGCTTACCAAGGTAAACTTCTAGAAGCAAGGCAATCGGACTGGAAGGACGAGGCGGTTTTGCTTATATTGTCAGCTCCCATAGCGGTGCTGGCGTGGGCGGTTGTGAGTGACGATCCAACTGCTATGGAAAAGGTAAATATTTTCTTTGATCATTTCTCGTCTCTACCTTCTTGGTTTACCAATCTTTGGATACTTGTAGTCGCTTCAATTTATGGTATAAAAGGAACTGAAATTTTTAGAAACGGAGGAAATAAAAATGGCAAATAACAGATTCAATAAACAGGCAACACCTAAAGGCTATAAAGCTGGTGGAAGAATTAAAAAAATGGGTGGCGGCATGATGATGCAAAGACCCATGATGAAAAAAGGTGGTTCATTAAAAGCTGTCCCTGCTGATAAAAAAGGTTTAAAAAAATTACCTACTGAAGTTAGAAACAAAATGGGCTTCATGAAAAAAGGTGGAAAAGTAAGAAAATTTGGAGGAAAAAAATAATGAAACCAGTAGATAAAAAGAAAAATCCAGAACGAGCTACAGAAGAAAAATATAGCACTGTGAAATTGGGAGAAACTTACCACCCAATCACTGAAAACGTAATGTCTAATAATATTAGAAAAAATTTTGAAGGTGATAAAAAATTTGCAGGTACAAAAGAATTAGATGATGCTCACGAAAAACTTAAAAAAAATTTAAGTGATAAGAATGTTAGACCGTCTGAAATTTTAAAATTAGATAAAGAATATAAAGTTCGTAAGGAAAGAGCCATTAAGACGGTACAAAAGGACTTATCTTCTAGACCTGGTATGAAAGAACTTAGAGAAAAAACAAAAGGCACCGTAACTGATACAGGAAGCACATATTCTAAGGGTGGTTTAGTTATAAAAGGTAAACCAAAAATTGCTAAAAAAGGTTGGAGATAATGATTAAAAAAATAAAAAAAATTTCTAAACAATTAAAAAAATCTGTTACTGCTCACAAAAAGCAAGCAACTTTTCTTGAGAAGCATGCAAAGAGTATGACAAAAAATAAAAAAGGAGAATAACAATGGCAAATAATTTATACAATAATCAAGTTACACCTAAAGGATACAAAGAAGGCGGAAACGTAAAAAAACCTGGTAAAGTAAAATCTTTCTTTGGAAAAATTAGAAAAAAAATTGCACCAACTTTTGATGAACAATTTGGTAAAGCAAAAAAAGAAGGTAAGAAAACTTTTACATCTACTAGAGATGATAAGACTAAAGGTGAATTAGAATATTCTACAAAGACAGCAGCAGAAGTTAAAGCAGATAAGAAAAGAATGTCCGACAGAGAAAGAGCTCGTGTTGGAGATACTAGTAAACAACTTTCTGAAAAAGGTGCAGCTTTTAAACTTGCTAGAGAATCTGGTAAAAAAGAATTCACACATAAAGGTAAAAAATTCTCAACACTTTTAAAAGGTGAAAAACCAAATAAAATAATGCCAGAACTATCTGGTAAAACCTCTAAGAAGATTAAAAAATTTATAGGTGCATAATGGCTAAACTTTGTGCAAAAGGAAAAGCCGCAGCTAAAAGAAAGTTTAAAGTATATCCTTCAGCCTATGCTAATATGTATGGCTCTGCAGTTTGTTCTGGTAAAGTAAAACCAGGTGGTAAGAAAAAAACTAAGAACAGAAAATAATGGCCGAAAAAGGTTTAAGATCATGGGTGAAAGAAAAATGGGTGGATATTGGTGCACCGAAGAAGAACGGGAAGTATCAACCTTGCGGGAGAAGCAAAGGCTCGAAAAGGAAATATCCGAAATGCGTCCCACTTGCAAAAGCCACACGAATGACAAGCTCACAAAAGGCGAGTGCTGTAAGCAGAAAAAGAGCAGCAGGTAATCCAGGCGGTAAACCAACTAATGTTGCAACATTTGCTAAAAGAAAGAAAATGGCATTTGGAGGATTAGTATAATGAGAAAAGATTTTAAAAAAGGTGGCAGTGCTGCGTGGACCAGAAAAGAAGGTAAGTCTGAGTCTGGAGGCCTTAATAAAAAAGGTGTAGCTTCATATAGAGCAGCTAACCCTGGATCAAAATTAAAAACAGCAGTAACCACTAAACCATCAAAATTAAAAAAAGGATCTGCGGCAGCAAATAGAAGAAAATCTTTTTGTGCTAGAATGTCT